GCCTGAGGAAGTTAAGGAACTACTGAAGGAGAAGACACGTGGCTGACCCGAACCGCTTCAAGGTAGACGACTGGGTGCTAATCAAGAAGACCAAGCAGAAGGGGGTCATCGCTGATATAGCAAACGGCAAGGTGATGGTGCGCATACCGGTAAACAACTCACCCTATCCGTCTTACGCCTACGTCTACCCCGACAACATACAAAAAGTACGAGTGACCAAACAACCTGAGGAGAATCTAAATGAGATACCTGACGCTTTGTTTTAGTGTAGCTGTGGCCCTGAGTGGGTGTGCAACCCGTCCGGTGAAAGCAAGCGGTCCTATTCTTGTGTCACCAAACGAAGATGGTGGTCAGATCACCCTGACCATGCGGGACTGTGAGACGGATGGCATCAACTACACAAAGCAGTATTCACACCTACGCTTAGCCTACACATACGGCAACAAGACCCCATATATTGAGGGGTGCTGGACCCTGATCGATGGCAACGTGCATGTGGTCTATTTCCACAACAACACGCGCCGAGTGTATCCGATTGATGGGTTCAAAAGAAAATGACCTACGATGAACGACAAGAAGCCCTGCTTCAATTCTGTGAGCGACCCAAATCGACCGAGCAAATCAAGGAGCACTTTGATATTGGTACTCAAGCAGTCTATGGGTGCGTGCGCAAACTCAAGGCAAGTGGGCATCTCAATAAGATCAACGCACCGGGCAAAGCCAATGGTCATGGCGTTACGTACCAATGGACAGGCAAGCCATACTACGTGGTCAAGCGCGGCAAGCCCAAGTACGTCAAGGGCGTAACAGTTATGGGGGTGAGGTTGTGATTAAGAACCAAATAGAAGAGCAAAGAGAAAAAAGCAGGCGGCACTTCTTTATATTCATGTGGGTGCTTTGTTGTGTTTTGGCGTGGGTTCTTATCAACAAGAAGAATTTCAACGAACCCGTTGATATCACAAAGACAGCCGAATATCAGCAAGGCTACAAAGATGCCCTGTACAAACGCCCTGTATCCAACGACCTTGAGATGGTCTGTGCTGGCCTGTGGGTGGGCCAAGAGAACCTGAAGTATCAACAACAGGAGATGAAGAAGTGACTCAGCAAGAGAAACTTGAAGATCAAGTCAAGACCCTGAACGACTACATCAAGCAGTTAGAGAAGCGCATCAAGACTCTCGAACAGGAAAACAAGTTTATGGAAGAACTAAACGTACGCGTCATGCAAAAGGGAGTTAACGATGAGCGATAAGGATATGGTCAACCATCCCCCGCACTACACACAGGGTGGGATCGAGTGCATTGATGCAATCAAAGCCGCATGCGAAGGACTCGATGGGTTCGAAGGCTACTGCACCGGAAACGCACTCAAGTATCTGTGGCGGTGGAAGCACAAGAACGGCGTAGAGGATCTGAAGAAAGCTGATTGGTACATCCGAAAACTAGCAAGCGAGGCTAAAGATGCTAACGGTGCATGAGAAGGTGGTTAAGTATCTTCAAGAGCACAAGACTCCAACCCAAGCCGCGAAGATCGCCAAGCACTACATCATCAGCGAAAGCGCAGTCGGTGCGGTCCTGAGGGAGTTACTGGCTGAGAACAAAGTCAAACTCCGTAAACAAGGTACAAAGAAGTTTTACCAAATGATATGAGCACACCCGAGAGCAAAGTCAAAGAGAAGGTCAAGAAGATCCTGAAGGCAAAGGGGATCTACTTCTTTATGCCTGCGACCGGTGGGTACGGGAAAAGTGGCGTGCCGGACATCATCGCCTGCAACGAGGGGCACTTCATCGGCATCGAGTGCAAGGCTGGCAACAACAAGCCAACTGCCCTGCAACTGCGGGAGATGAAACTCATACAGGAATCCGGTGGGTCAACCATGGTGGTCAACGAAGACAACCTAGAAGAGTTCGAGCAATGGCTGTAAAGAAACGAAAGACCGGCTACCAACGTAGGGGGCTGGCCCAACGCCAGATGCAACTCCTGCGGGTGCTGGATGGGGAGTACGGTCTCACGTCAAAACAAATTGCTAGGCGTATGAATGTCACCATACCCAGGGCGCGGGTCTACATCAACTCACTCCTTAAGTCTGACTTAATTCTGGTCAACTTCCGGGCACCAGGTAAGAACACCAAGCATTTACTTAATCATTACGCAATAAAGAGGAAAGCATGAGCACATCAATTAAAAACATTGTCAACACATTAGGCGCAATCGACACCGAGTTTGGCCTTGATCTGCTCGACCTGCAAATACTCTACGCCGCCGACACACGCTGGCAAGAAAACCGGGATATCCGAATGATCGATCTTGTGCATGAGTTCCGTGTAGCGTCTAGCGCAACAGTCCACACCCGGGTTACACGTCAACTTGTTGACAAGGGCATGATCCAACTGAAGGCCAACCCGGATGATCTGCGGGAGAAGTTCGTGGTCCCCGGTAAAAAGTTCAAGACCCTGAAGAAGTTTCTAGGAGAGTAGCTTGGCTATCTCAAGGGAAGCACAGATGTTGCTCGACCGCATGGACTCCAACCCAGACGAGTTCCTTAACCCGTTTTGGGATCCCATACAGGACAGGGTGGCTACACCCTTCAACAATGTCCGGTGGGAAAACATACTGGCCCCGATCTTTACTGCGGGTAAGGAATCCCTGCTTGGGGCTGAGGATACGCAGAAGATAGAAGCCAAGTTCAAACAAATGATCCAAGCCCGAACACGTGAGTGCATCATCAAAGAATTAGTTATGGGAACGCGCCACGAAGTAGATGAGGGTGGCACACAACTGAGGATACCGCTTAATGCTGCTAACAGTAGATTTTGAAACGTACTATGACCGTGAATACTCATTGTCAAAGATCACAACAGAAGAGTACGTACGGAGTGACAAGTTTGAAGTTATCGGAGTGGGGGTCAAGGTAGATGCGCAAGAAACGACATGGTTCACCGGGTCCGAGAGCGAGACTCAAAACTTTCTTAATCAGTACGATTGGGCAAACTCCCTCGTCCTCGCACACAACACCGCGTTTGATGGGGCCATACTCTCGTGGCGTTTCGGGGTCAATCCAAAGGGCTGGCTGGATACTCTTTGCATGGCGCGTGCGGTCCATGGAGTGGATGCTGGGGGCAGTCTCAAGGCTCTGGCAGAGAGGTATGAGATTGGTGAGAAAGGAACGGAGGTTCTAAATGCGTTGGGCAAACGTCGAGTTGATTTCAGTAGTGAGGAAATGGATCGTTACGGTACTTATTGCCGGAATGACGTTGATCTCACTTACAGCCTCTTTCAAATACTTAGTGATGGATTCCCCACTTCAGAACTTAAAGTCATTGACCGTACACTACGAATGTTCACGCACCCAACCCTAGTGCTGGATCTACCCCTGCTTGAGCAACACCTGTACGACGTGAAGGCTAGGAAAGAGAAGTTACTTTCGGTAGCGGCGGCTAGTAAAGATGACTTGATGTCCAATGACAAGTTTGCCAGTCTGCTGGAAAGGCTCGGCGTGACTCCGCCTACTAAGATCAGCCCGACTACAAACAAAGAAACATGGGCGTTTGCCAAGACAGACGAGGGCTTCAAGGTTCTGCAAGAACACCCCGATGAGCGGGTGCAGGCGTTGGTTGCGGCTAGGCTGGGCAATAAGACAACCCTCGAAGAAACACGTACACAGAGGTTTATAGATATTGCCAAGCGTGGCGCTATGCCTGTCCCACTTAAATACTACGCCGCCCACACCGGGCGTTGGGGTGGTGATGACAAGGTGAACCTACAGAACCTACCCTCCCGAGGGGCTAACGCTGGCAAGTTAAAGACCGCTATCCGGGCACCCAAAGGGCACGTCATTATTGATGCGGACTCGGCACAGATCGAAGCCCGGGTGCTGGCGTGGCTGGCTGGGCAATCGGATTTGGTGAAAGCATTTAAGGAAGGTGAAGATGTCTACAAGATCATGGCCTCGGCTATCTACGCAAAAGACGTTGGTGACATTTCAAAGGAAGAGCGGTTTGTCGGAAAGACAACAATCCTTGGTGCTGGCTATGGCATGGGGGCTGTTAAGTTCCGGGCTCAACTTAAGACATTCGGGACGGATATCGAGGAGCAGGAATCTGCACACATCATCGACGTGTATAGAAAAACTTATCCAGCGATCCCGACTCTATGGAGGCAAGCGCAATCTGCGCTCGATGCCATTGCGGGTGACAAGGGCTCTGCGTTGGGCGAATACCCCGATGCTGTTAGTGTCCAAGGAGACAAGGGTATCCGACTACCGTCCGGGCTCTTTCTACGCTACCCAGAACTATCCAAAGATTCAGAAGGCCAGTATTCCTACAAGACCCGTATGGGCCGAACCAAGATCTATGGTGGGAAGGTTATTGAGAATGTTTGCCAAGCAATAGCACGTTGCATTATTGCCGAGCAGATGGTACGTATATCTAAGCGGTACAAGGTTGTACTGACGGTACACGATGCGGTTGCTTGTGTTGCACCTAAAGAGGAAGCACAAGAAGCCATGAGGTACGTAGAGCAGTGCATGCGTTGGCGTCCCACTTGGTGTGAAGATTTGCCTTTAAACTGTGAGGCTGGCTACGGAGAAAGCTATGGAGATTGTTGATTACAACCCAGACAAAAGTTCGCAGGCGTATCGCGTTAAAGTAACAGTACGCAATAACTTGTTATTGACTGCGATCGAAGAAGCTGGGTACAAGTCGGTTGCAAGTTTTGCAAGGGATATCGGTCACACGGATCAAGAACTTAATAATTTAGTTTCCTTACGTAAGCCCCCGATAAATACGAACGGGGAGTTCTGCCCCTTAGCCAAACATGTCATGGAAGCATTGGGTGCCGCTCCTAGTGACCTGTGGACAACCGAACAGTTGACCATGAGGCTACCTAAAAACACCGTTGAAAGCATTTTGCACCCCGGGTATTGGTTGGATACGAAAGCCATGCAATCTGTCCTTGGCGGCAACATACTTAAACTTGAAGGTGCTACTTACGAAGACATCGAGACACCGGAGCAAATCCAAACCAAAAAAGAATTAGCGGATCTAATAGAAGCAAATATCCACTGCTTGAACTTCCAACAGCAACGTGTAATACGCATGCGATATGGGTTTGGCTCGGAGAAAGAA